AGGCTATTAAACTGGCCCTTGAGCCCCTTAGGGAGCTTCAAGTCAAAGGCGGTGAAGGATCGGCGGGAATCTGTGGTCACATTGACAGAGGTTAACCTCTTGTCGCTAATCTTCCACTGGGGTTTAGACTCCAGTTTCAGATTAGGTGGGCCCCTTACCGCTCCTGAGTCCTTGAAAGATGATCTTTCTTCTCTGGGATTGGCCCTCGTCAAGATCCTAAGAGCATCCGGTCCGCAAGCTGTTATCATGAAAATGAAGAACACTTGCTTTTTCCTAGACCGGTGGCTCGCGGATAAATCCGCCCCTCGCGATTCATGGATGCTAGGCGTCCCGGTGTCGCTCAGTCGGTCTGGATTACCTAAACTCATTCCCCAGAGATGGAGAAGAGCTATATCTTCTGGTAATCGCAATGTAGTGAGACTGGCACGTACCATTCTAAAGGCTTATACAGCCTTCGAAGGTACCCATGCCCCTCAAACACTAGCAACTATTACAGAAGCTGAGCCTGAACTCGAACAAACTACTCTCTCAGATTTTGAGGAGTTTTGTTCGAAAATGTTCTGGCCCAAGGTAATTGCCGAGTACTCTCGTGAGAACGGGAAGAAAGGCCTTCTACAGCCTCGTACTTCGTACGAGTATATGGAGAAGCCGCATGGATCCTACGCCGCAGGCCCCAATGGGGGCCCGTCGGTGTTGAAGCGACACCTAGACACCTTGGCCTGGTACCAGCAGGGCGATAAAGCCCTTCTGGAATACCTGGAATGCGCCGAGGAGTACGGAACGCGTAATGCCTATGGAAAGGATTACAAGCGTATCCAAAGCTTGGTTGCAGAGCAGTCTCATAGTCCGGAGAGTGACAACTTCGTCGAAGATATAATTTTTGATGAAGCGGTCCTCTCCCTCGGACGGGTTCACTTGTTGAAGGAACCTGCCGGGAAAGTGAGGACTATTGCGATAGTGGACTACTGGACTCAAAGAGCCCTGTCTCCACTACACAACTGGATGGCTGATGTTCTCTCAGTGCTTCCGGGGGACTGCACATTTGATCAGGAAGGAGGATTATCCTCCTTCCAGAGAGAGCTCTTGAGGGCCAGACAAGAACACGTCTGGTCCGTGGATCTCAAGAGTGCAACCGACCTAATCCCTATTTCCTTGTATAGGGCAGTTTTCAAGTCTATCTTGCCTAACGGCTTGACAGATAAGTGGCTGGCTCTGCTTAGGGATCGAAGGTTCTTGGTGCTTCCACAAGAGAAGGGACTACTTGACTTTCGGGTTATCAAACCCGGACGGTCGGTGAAGTACGGTAGGGGCCAGCCCATGGGGGCCCTTACATCGTGGCCTTCGATGGCCATCGTACACCATGCATTGGTGCTGTATTGTGCCAATAGTGTGGGTGAGGATCCAAGAGGATTTTCACTATACCGCGTCCTTGGTGATGACGTTGTCATCGGGGACGAGCCCACTGCGAGTGCCTATTCAGCGAAGTGCTCAGCACTTCGGGTTCCGATCTCCCTTCATAAGACGATATCTGGGCG